GCGTCGGCTTACTCTGCCTTTGAGTTCTGGTGCAAGGGTACGCAGCTTGAGATCGTAGACTGCGAGGTTCAGGTGATTAGCGAGACGCACAGATACGGCGGCACGCTCGACTTCATCGGCAAGCTCAACGGCAAGTTGGTGCTGGGCGACTTCAAGACCAGTAACGGCGTCTGGCCCGAGTATCTGTGCCAACTCGCCGCCTACGCGAAAGCCTACGAAGAGACGACCGGCAACAAGATCGACGGCGGGTATCACCTGCTGCGCTTCAGCAAGGAGAACGGTGACTTCGGGCACCACTTCTACCCGTCGCTCGACGACGACGCGTGGCCGGCGTTCCTGCACCTTCGCGCACTCTATGACCTAAACGAAAAACTCAAGAAGAGGGCAGCATGAGTAACGGAAAGGATTCGCTGACTGTTTACGTCCTCGGCTGGATCGCCGTCGCGCTTTCGACTGCGATCTGTGTCGGGCTCTTTGTTGGCATAGCGATGCGCGTCGCGCGGGCGGTGGCAGGATGAAAACCAGACTCCAAGAAGCCGTGCAGATCACGCAAGAAGAAATCGACGACCTCCTGCGCGGCGATGACGACGACCCGGTAAATAGCCCGCAGCACTACCATCTGACGCTTCCAGACGGGAGCGAGATTGAGGCGATCGACTACATTCACGCCGTACTCGGCGACGGTGGGTTTATCGCCTACTGTCGCGGGTCTGCTTTGAAGTACCTGTCACGCGCTGGCCGCAAGGATGACTACGCGCAAGACCTGCGGAAAGCCGCATGGTTCTGTACGAAGGCCGCGCACGTTATTGAGGATTGTGAGAAAGACGCTTAGTTCCTCCACAGGAGTCGCGCCCTACCACTTCGGAGCACCGGCCCCGTCGCGACAGCCGGAACTTTATGCCAACAATAGACACAGAAAGCCCGCCGCGATCTTGGCTCACAGAGTGGGTCGAGAATGCACACAATAAACAGCAGCTCAAGCAAGTGATCTACGAGCAGCAGGATCGGCTTGATACTTACGTCAAGGCGATTGAGAAGCTCGAGTCAGAACGAAACGAGATACTGCGCTGGCAGGTAGAATCGACTTATATCGACATGATGCAGAAGGCAATCATCCATCGATACAAGACGGCGCTTGAGACCATATCAAAGATGGAACATTCTGCCGAGGCTGCGGTCGTCGCCGAGACGGCACTGAGGCCGACATGACCGACGCCTCACTCGCCTTCGGCCTTGGTATCACGCTGGGCGTGACGTTCTCGCTCTTCGTGCTCTGGCCCGCGCTGCGCTGGAAGGATAAAGACTAGCCGTACTTGCGCTTGAGGTAGTCCATGCGCAGCGGCATGAGGTCGTAGTCGCCCTTGCGCACGCCGTTCAGCACGACGATGCCCGACCACTCGGTGGCTTGCACGTCGTTGGGTCGGTAGCCTTCGTAGTCCAGGTAGAAGCGCCCCGCGACAAGACCGTGCTTCACATGGTCTGGGTATTGTTTGCTCGCGTACAGGAAGCCCTGCTGGTGCCCCTGCACGAACGACGCTCCGATGTTGTTGAGGCGGCTCACGATGGTGCCGCCTATCGGCTTCCCGCTAAACGGGTTCGGGAAATAGTGACAGTATTTGATCCCGTCAATCTCCACGATCTTGAGGAACTTGTGCCGCTCCCAGTCGAGCGTCTGACAGTTCTGGGAGCCGATGATGCCCTTCCACTTTGGATCGTTGCTCGAGATACGGTTCGCACGGTTCTCGTGGTTGCCCTCCAAGAATACCCTGCGCGGCTGCCACGTCTTGCTGCGCGACTTTCTGAAACACGCATCCATTATGCGAAATGCCGCATTACCCGCGTCGATGTCTTCCTGGTAGCGAGCGCCTTCTAACTCGGCGCTGCCCTTCTCGGCGTGGCTGTTGAGCGAGGGCAAGTCCCAGAAGTCGCCTAAACACACCACCACGTCGGGGCGGTAGTCTAGGATCGCCTCGGCGGCCCACTTGAGATGCTCTGTCTTTGACCCCGGCTTGATCTGCACGTCGGGGATGATGAGGTGGCGCTTCATTCCATCGTCGTGAGCATCTGCTGCAACAAATGCCCAAGCCTGTCCACGAATTGCTCGTCACGGGAGAGGTCGTCGGTCTTTGGGATAGGCCCATACCCTGCCACGTCCAGAATGGCGTGGATCGCCTCATGCGCCCACACCTGCTGCCGTGCGCTGCCCTTGACCGTGCTGATGATTTCGATGCGGTTCTTTTCGGGCAGCCAAATGCCAATGCAGTCCTTGCCATGCCGCCACTTACCACGCGGCACGGTGCGCACCTCAATGGTGTGACCGGCTAGTTGGAACTTTTTGGGGATTCCGTCGTCGCGGACGGGGAGGCCCACTTCTGCAACGCCCTCAGTCTCGCGCTTACTTCGTCGCATTGGTACGCGAGCTCTCGGAGGGCTTCAAGATCGCCTCGAGCCGTTCCTGAAAGGCCCCGGGAGAGGGCGGCGATTCCATCAGGATCGCTGGCGGCTGCGCCGGGGGCGGGCACTGGAGCGGTTTCGTCGAAGCACACGCGGACAGGCTCACCGCGAGGGCGGCGCCGCAAACTTGCAATCTCTTTGGAATATGCACCTACTGCCTCCTCGGCACGTCGCCGCTCGGCCCGCTCATTTTCCAACGTGGCCGCGAGGTTATCACGTTCACTTAATGCCTTGTCAAGCATGGGTCGCACCTCATTGCGCCCACGTTCAATGAGCGAATTGCCGACCCATAAGCCGGCACCGATGACCGTCAAGGAGATGACGATCAGCGGCGCCTGCTTCAACAGCCACGCTTGGATCATTTAGCCGAGAGCGGCTGCGTCGTGATCGCGCGCAAAGCAATGTTCGCCATCGCGCCAGCGGCGAGCACCGCCGCCGCCACCTGCGCGCCAAAGAGCGTGGTCAGATGCGCGCCGATAAGTTCCAGCCCACCGAGCACGGCGAGCAGGACGTTCCACCAGACGGTCTTGGATTTCAATGCACCTTTAAGCATGGTCTATGCCTCGTTGTTGCTCGACTTGATATGCGCCGCCGCGATAACGGGCAGCGTGTGATGCGGAGGAGGAGCCCCCGGCGGCCAACGGAACCCGATGACCCTATCCTTGTCAAAGGGCACCACGCTGACGCGGTTGCCTTGGTTGCCGCCTAGCGTGAAGATACGGCCATTGACGTCGACCGCCGTGACGAACCCAACGTGTCCGCCGCCCTTGCGGTCATAGACCACAATAGCGCCAACCTCCGGCCCTACGAGCTGGCTGCCGTACGCGCCCCACGCCTTGGCCCTATACCAGTGCTTGGGCCGCTCATAACCCGCCTCCTGCATCACAGCGGCCACGAACACGCCGCACCATGGCGTCTCGTCGTCCGACCACCACGCCTTGAGGCTACGCAGCCAGCGCGAGATCACCGGCGCAGTCGCCTTGCCGGGTATCTCGGCGACGCCACGGTAGCGGCGCGCGAGGGTGAGCCAGGAGGGTTCGCTCATTGGCCTGCCAGAAGCCCAGCCGGCGCGCCATAGGTCAGCGCAGACCGAGTGGCACTAGACAGCATGGCTCGGCGTAGCGGGTCGTTCTGCACTCCGCGCAAGATGTAGTCACGCAGCGCCGGGTTCTGGTAGGCGCGCGCTGCAGCAGCCGGAGCGCCCAAGCCAAGCAGACCGCCGGCAATAGCCATCGTCGCAGCATCGCTCGGAGTCTCACCCTGCGTCACACCATACGCTGCGCCAGCAAGCCCCGGTGCGAGTGCCTGTCCATAGGTCTGCAGTGCAGCTCGAGGAGCCGTGCCAGACTGAGGGAACGCATCGCGAACGGTCATGGCGCTACGCGCCAATCGCGCCATATCAGCGTCACCGCGATTCATCAGCGCAGCACCACGCTCACGCTTCGTGGAGGTGGCCGAGGCAAGCCTAGGGATGTTGATGTCGCCTGTCTCGGTAAGCCCAACGGCATCTTTAATCTTCATCAAGTTTCTGTATTGCTTGCGAGCAAGTTTCAGCGCATCGGCGTCTGCTTTTCCAGCGGTACGCTCAAGCGCGGAATCTACCGTCTCTCGCAACTGCTTTGATACGCCAGCCAGCGCAGGGTTTTTCCCCATATCAGCAGCGAGCGTGCGAATTCTCTGGTACGCCTCACCGCTAATGCGGTCCTGGTCATCCAACTTGCTCAAAATGTTGTTAATTTGATTTCTTAACGGAGCAAGTTGCGCCGGCTCTAGTGACATTGACGCGCTTTCTTCAAGGGCGGCCAATTCAGATACCATCTGATTGTCAACCTTGACCTTGTTGCGCTTGGCGATGTCGTCCATAACGCTGCCGATGCGATCATCGGCGCGAGACAGCACCTCTGGTACTGCTGCATCGCCTTGTTCGCCGATCAACTTCAGCGCAGCGCGATTAAATGCCGTCTGAGTCGCCTCTTGCCCCTTCTTCATGGCGCCAGCCGAAATTGGGTTGTCGGTCAAGAAGCGTCGCACCATGCGCAGATTCTCTGACCCGGCCTGCTCGGCGATGTCAACCGGAACACCGGCTTTCTCAAGGCGCGAAACGGCTTTGGCGACTTGCGGTGTGGCCTGACTCGTGGTCGGCTGTGCAAGGCGAGAAAGTCCGCGAGCAGCGGCCTGTCCAGCCATGCCGCCGATTGCGCCGATCCCGACGTTGAGCGAACGTTCATCTTGAGTTCCAACCGGCTGCACGGCGCCCATCGTGCCGCCGACTGCAGCAGCGCCGGCAAGCGTGCGCGGCGCGCTAACGGCTTGCCCGATTCGCCCTGCTGCGCCACCTACGCGGCCAAGGGCTGCGCCTGGTAGAAGCATCGTGCCAAGTGATCCGGCCATGTAGCCGAGTTGTCCTGCGCCACTTTCCATAAATGGCGCAGCCTCAGCGGCGCGAACGTCCTGCTCTGCGCGAAGTCGTGCGACCGTCTGCGGAGATACCGCGCCAAGCGCAGCACCGGCCTCAGCGCCGAGTTGGCGCAAGCCGTATCCAATGTCAGTAACAGACTGCAGCGCGCCGCGGCCAAATCGCTCTGCTGCGCCCATTTGCGGGGCGGCTCTTGGGGCTTCCATCTTTTTGATTTCGGCCTCAATCTCGGCAGGGCTCATGGAGTCCGGGAACGTGACTCGGCCAACCCCTTCAATAAATACCGTAGGCATTATTGGTTCCTCGCCGGAATAAGTTTTCCGTTTCTGTAAATGTAATCAGTTCCGCCAGCAGGCACTTGTGGCGCTTCGCCAATTTCTGCCATACCAGCGGCAAGACGAACCTGATCTCTAAGGCTTTTAAGAATCTCACGATTATTTTCAGCACTCTGTCCAAGCTCTGGAAGCTGAAGACCGTACTGTCTCTGCTCAAAATCAGATAGCGCGCCCTCGCCAGGAATGCGCAGCGCAGTCCTCAAGGCAGAAGAAAGTTGCTGTCGATAAGACTCAAACAACTTAGCATCTTGAGAGTCAAACACACGGCTCAGAGTGCCGACCACACCAAGAGGGCCGCCGGTACGCACCTTGTTTAATTGGCTGTCAATCTTTGTCGCTATTGCGTCCACTCTGCTTACCGCCGTGCTTTTACCCGCTTGTCCAGCTCGTTGCGCGGCAGGAACGGCAGATAAAACCTTGATCTGGCCGGTCTGCGTATCAAGTTGCGCTGACGTGCCTTCTGGCAAGTTAGCCTGCTTAATTTCTTCCGGTGATAGCACTCTAAATCGCGATGAGGGCGGTGCGACTGGCGCAGTACCCGGAGCCCTGCCTGCAGTAGACGCTCTCGCAGTAGCGGGAGGAACAGCACTTGGCGGGCGCGAAAATTCACCCGTCAACGGATTGTAAACAGACCCGCCGACCGTTCTACCAGATACGCCTTCTTGCGCCAACTTCACCAAGTCTGGGGCAAGCGCGGCCACGTCACGCCCGACTTGCGTGCCGTACATCATTCCAAGCGCCTCCCGAGCGGACTCGGCAGACGGCGTGCGACGCGCCATGAGTGGCGTAGCAGGGCCGCCCTCAACATCTTCGATCATGGTGCCAGTGCGCCCGCCAAGGATGCGACTAGAGATGTCGGGAAGCGCGGCATCTGCAGCGGCTTGCCTTTCCCTTGCTCTGCGCGTCTCTAGTCTAGAGCCAACGTCTTGCGCTACTTGCCGGATTCCAGCGAGCGGACTTGTCTCACGAGCCATCGCATCAAATACAGCCATTGCCGCCTGGTTCCTGATTGCAGCTCGCTCTTCATCTGACAGCTTGCTCAAATCCTCGCCAAGAAGCCCACCGATATTTCTTTCGATGTTTTTTCCAGCTTTATCGCGAAGCCCGCGAAGCATATCTAACAGTGCCATTTTTTATCTCCGAAGGTCTGCTTTACTTGGCTCGCGGCTTGCGCGAATTGCCCTTACTTACTTTGGCATCAAGCTCCTTGACAGCCTCAGTAAGCAACCCAATCATCTGCGGAACCCCAACACGACGCATACCGTCTTCGCCGCTTGATACGGCTTTTGGCATGACTTTTTCTACGCTTTGAGCGGAAACACTCATATCTTCTTTTTCATCATCTTCGTATTCGTCGTCTTTCCAGTCAAACTCAATACCCTCAACACGCTTAATTTTGTCTAATGGGTTTTTAATCGGGCTCGCATTTTCTTTAAGCCGCATATCTGACTTAAATGGCTGCCATCCAAGTCCTGCGGCAGTTCCAAGAGCAGTCCCAAAAGCTGAGAACGGGCTCGTTGTTCCGGTGGTTGTTCCCGTCTGAGTAACGTTGTACGGGCTCACCTGAATCGCACCCTGCCGAATCGCAAGCTGCTGGAGCGGGAACTGCTGCCGACGCAAGTCCTCCTCACGCTGCGCGTTGAGGAACTGCTGGTAGAGCTGCTGCTGCGCGCCACCGATGCCCATCAGCGCCGACGCGGCACCGTAGCGATTCTGCTGCGCCAACTGACCAAAGTCGGCCAACTGACGACCGGCACCGAGCTGGAACTCAGCGCCTTGCAGACCGGCGGCCTGATTACGCGCGGCAGCGTCTAGCATCGCCTGCACGTTGAACTGTTGCGCCGTGGAGCCCATGCGCTGCGCCTCGAGCATCGCTTGCTGGTTACGCGAGGCAGCGTCCAGCATCGCCTGCTGGTTCGCCTGCTCTGCCGTGAGCCCAGCGCGCATATAAGACTCAATCGCCGCCTGATTAGCGCGATCCGCCTCAAGCCCCGCCTGTACGTTCGTGGTCTCAGCGGTAAGCCCAAGACGCTGCGCCTCTTGCACGGCGGCCTGATTGCGAGACGCCGCGTCCATCTGCGCACGCTGGTTCGCCTCTTCGGCAGAGAGTCCTGCGCGCATATAAGCCTCGACGGCGGCTTGGTTAGCACGCGCCGCCTCAAGACCAGCCTGCACATTGGCCTGCTCTGCCGTGAGTCCGAGCCGCTGCGCCTCCTGCATCGCCTGCTGGTTCGCAAGCGAGGCACGCATCTGCGCGTCCACGTTCGCCTGCTCGGCGGTGAGCCCAAGGCGTCTAAGCTCAAGGTCGCGCTGCTGGTTCGTGATCTGCCCGCGCTGCGCAAGCTCCATCACATTCTGCGTCGCCGCTTGGTTGGCAAGCGCCGCCTCCTGCTCGCGGCCCACGTCAGCCTGTCGCAAGGCAGCCGCCTCGCGGAAGGCTTGAGCGCGCTGCTCGGCGACAAACCGATTACGCTCACGCGCCGACTCTCCTGCAGCAATCCCGGCCTCAATGGCCTGTCGAGAACCACCGAAGGCACGCGCTGCGGTAGCGCGACGACCGACCTCTGCCTGTCGTGCGCGATCTGCGCGGTCAATATCTCCAAGTCCGGCCTCAATAACGGCCTGCTCGTAGGGGTTCATGTACCGGCCAAGGTCTTGCCCTAGGAACGAAGCGCCACGCACTGTCGGCGCAGCGCCCGGTGCAGCAATCTCTCTGGCGGCGAACGTGGTGCCTACTCGACCTGCCGAGACTCGCTCAGGCGCGAAGGTCGTTCCGACGCGACCGGCAGAGATACGCTCTGGGCCACGGGCGAGCGACGCGCCAATGTCTCGCGCCGCAATACGCTCCGGCGCAAACTGCGTGCCGACGCGTCCCGCCTGGATCATTTGCGGCCCACGAGCAAGCGCACCACCAATTCGCTCGGCGCTAATCGGCGCGGCACCGAATTCTGTGCCGACTTGACCAGCCGACACTCGCTCTGGCTGGTATCCCATAAGGCCCATCGCGCTACGCGCAGCAGCCTCTACCTCTGGGACGAACCCACCCTCTTGTGCAATACGCCGTGTCGCTTCCTCTCCGGCCATGTAATCACGCGTGAACGGCGCGACCATCATGCCACGGTACGGCTCATACGGGATTGCCGCGACCTGCTCCGCAAACTGGAGGTTTCCCAGTACGCGGTTATAGATCTGCGGATCAATCTCCGTCTTGGAGGTCTCGGTTTTCTTGGATCTAAACAGTTTGCTCATAGTCTTTTTTCCAGCACGACCGCCGTGCGTCTGTATCCTTCAAGCGCCCGCTGCCAGCCGGGGCGTCCCATAATTAGCATCGTGTCGCAGTTGATGTGCCGCGCCCACTCCTCAATGACCGGACGGATGATCTTGTCAATCTCCTCTAAATCTCCGGCACCGATGATGACCGTCAGTTGCTTAAGTCGCGGGAACACGTCCACGGTCGTGATGACGCATGAGTTTTCCGACGACCAGAACTGGTACTCGCCGGCCTTGATGCCCTCAATCACGTCAGCGTAATTGAGTTGGCCGTAGTTGTGCCCCAGCGCACGCTCGATTAGCTCTCGGAATGGGGCGATATACTCCAACCCCTCAACGTCCTCTGTGCTAATCATCGCTGCCCACCAGGCACCGCATCGAGGCGCATCACGCCCACGCGCCAGTCGGTCAAAGAGTCGCCTGTGACCTTCATCTCCACCTGCCTGCCGGTAAAGCGTACCGGCGTATAAATAGAGTCTATGGTATACGTTTTGGTCGTCTCCGACCCGTTCGGCGCAAATTTCGTAATGAACTGCACGCCGACAGAGCCTTGTGTGTTCTCGTCCGCGATGAGTTGCTTTGCGACCATCAGTCGATCACCGTCTCCAAACTCTATCGGCCCCGTGCGCGCATAAGGTATGGAGCCATCATAGCCCACACCGACCTCGTGCTCGTACACATACCCGTCTGTGGAGACCATGATGGGGTATGCAAACACGCCACGATCCGTGCCGCACGAGCGTCCCAACGAGCCAATCGTCCAGTGGTTTTCACGGTAATTGTAAGCAACGTAAGAGTCCACCTCTGTATTCGCTGCGCTTGGGTAAAACCACCATATCTCGCCAAATTGATTGTTTGCAACAGCGTATATTTTAGATCGCTGAGTCTGAGAGAGATTCCCAACAACGTAGTCTAAAACATCGCATTTAATTGGCCGCACGAAGCCGTCGTACATGAAGAAGCCCGATGGCGACCACCAGTACGCGACAGACTCCACCGCCGCCACCGCTTGCGCGCTAATGATGCCGCAACCGGTTGCAATACGCTCAAAGCCGTACACGAACGGCGGGCCTTGGTACTGGGCGGTGTGTACGTCCACGTCGGTGAAAATAAGATTCACACCGCGAAGCCGCTTTGCGGTGACGATAGAGCCGACCGTCTCAAGCTCAATGTCTCCCGCCTGGTTGGTAATCGCAGGCGTCCACATCGTGTTGTCTTCTTGATCCGACCACGCCACTTTTCGTGCGTTGCCTCCTGCGCCAAGCGCAAACACGAAACGCTCTGCGGTAACGAGCACGGCCTTATTGCTGACTGGAGCATTGGTCAGCGCCACGGCATCGTTGGACGTGTCCAGATCCCACTCGTAAATCTTGCCGTCCGCGTTGGAGCAGGCGAGTAGATACTCACCCCAGTTATCCATCGTCCAAGTCGTCGCCGGAGTAATGGTGCCGGTATCCGCTCGAGGCGTACCGTAAGCGAAGATACCGTATGATCCGCCGCCATAACCAAGATTTAGTACCGCGTCGGCATTTCCAACGGTGAGGCCAGATGGCGTGATGTCGGTAAGCGTGCCAGACTCGCTCATCGCATACAGCTTGCTATGCGTGCCAATACCAATCCATCGCACATTTGCATTGCTGCGCCATGCGAGCAATCCTCGGGCCTTACCTGTGAGCTGGCTCGAAGAACGTTTACGCCACCCGCCCACCGGGCGCATGGTGTTTTCGTACCAGCGCACGAGGCTGGCGTCACGCCAGCGGCCCTTGCTCTGGTAGTCGGTGCCGTTGCGATAAACGCCCGGCTGCAGATTGATGGGAACTAACGCCAAGGCGTTACTCCTTTGGTGAGGTAAAGAACCAGCCCTTTACAAGACCGATAAGCAAAGCAAGAGCAGCGCCGAGACCGGCGAGCCATTTGATAAAAGCCACCAGATTTTCAGCCGTCTTCCACGCCGTCGCGAGTTGCTTTACGTCTGCCTTGAGTTCAGCCATGTCGGACTGCATCAACTCAATATCTTTTCGCAGCATCGCGAGTTCCACTTCTTGCTCCGACATGGCTTACTCCGCAGGCTTCTCTTCCGGCTTCGGCATTTGCGCCTCCACCTGCGCCTTCAGTTTCTGCCAGAGCGGGAACCCGCCCTGCGAGGTCGGCAAAGACCCCAGCAGATTCACGATAGCAACGGCTTCTTCTAGCGTCATCTCTAACTTTGCTTCTAGCATCTGTTATGCCTTGTAAGTGTTGGTATATGCGTTATTACGCTTCAACCGGCGGTACAGGAATGTCTTTCCACGCATCCAGCGCAAGGTTGTAGTAGTACGGCTCGTCACCGAGTACCGCCTGCGTCTGCGGATCGTGCGGAGCCAGCACACAGCGCCAGTACGACTGGCTGATGCTTTGGCCGTCCTTCAGCACTTCGGTCGTCTTGCGAACGCCGATGCTCTTGGAAGGCAGCACGTTAAACTCACTCACATAAACTCGTTCTTCAAAAGTAGCCATTTTTATCTCCTTTGGCTTGGA